TTTTTATCGAAAATCGGCCTCTCAGCGAAACTACCTTGATCTATTCGACGAACAATATAGGGTATTCCCTATGAAGATCGAGAATCTATACCTCGAATCGCTTGAAGCCCTCGCGCTTCAGCTACATGACGAGCGTGAGAACTTTTTACGCACCCTTGTCGATCTGCGTAAACAAAGTGGTCTTACGCAAAAAGATGTCGCCGAGCGTATCGGCGTCACCCAACCTGCTGTCGCAGAGTTTGAGCACTACGACGCAAACCCTCGCCTCGACACTATTCTCCGCTACGCCCTGGCAGTCAATGTTTGTCTCAACCTGCGCGCGTATGACGCGAACTGCTGAGCGTCTCGAAATCGATATTTTTTATCGAAAATCGGCCTCTCAGAGAATATTTTCTCCTGAGCGCACGAAAAACGCCCTCTACCCCCGATTTTTCGGAGATAGAGGGCAAATTCTTCGCTCAGAGCTTTTTCTTGATCCGATCCAGCTCCTGCCAAATCCGCTCATGCTCGTCATGGGCATGTGAATCTAGCGCGATGCGCTCTGCGCGATCCTGTTGCTGCGCAGCTTGCAGCTGTGCAAGGACTTTACCGTGAGCGCTGATTTCTTGGCCTTGAAGCTGCTGGGTGTGGGCGACGTCGGCGAGAAGCTCACTGACGCCGTCCAGCTTCCCGCCGAGAGCGTCGATATCATCACGAAGATTCGTCGAGTGATCATTATGCGTCTGATCCTTGACGGACTCGACGACAGTGCCGACCTCGCTGACCCCGCGGTGGAGGTCTTTCAGCTGAGCATTGATCTTGCTTTGGACAACTTTCAGATAGGCAATCACGACGCCGATCCCCATCACCAGGAGGGAGGAGACCGCAGCCACCAGATCCGCACTAAAGAAGTCTGTAATCGCAGAAGGAAGCAACCAGTCTCACCGCGATTCCGCACGATGCATAGGCTCGTAAGAATCTGATCCGGTCGCTCGAGGCTTCGAGACGTCATACAGGCCCGCTGCAGACAGACCGAGGATCATGCCCTGGGCCGCTGCCTGATACCAGCCGTACCCCGCGAGTTCGTACTGTGCAACCGCGAGCGCGACGCCGAGGACGACAGCGAGGAGTGCTGAGACCTTGCCTGAGAGGCCGAGGGCCTTGGCGAGGTTGGTTAGTGCGAGGATTGCTGGGACTGAGGCGATAGTGATGATTTCGGGTGTCATGATTGCTCCTAGATTGCGTCGTTGTTGAGAGCCTGCTGCAAAGCGCGGATCGTATTGGACGGAGCGTCGAGACCCTCGTCCGGCTCGAAGCCGTAATGAGCTTCCAGAGCGTGAATCGTTTCTGGCCCGAAGACGCCGTCCTGCTCGACTCCCAGCGTCGCCTGCAGCGCTTCGATAACCGCGCTACCTTCGGGTATGGCTACCCATTCCCAGCCGGACGTGAGGCCCGGATTATCATCCTCATAATCCTCATCCTGACTGGATACGATGCCGTCGACGGTCGTGCCGAGGATCTCTTGGAGCTTGCGGGTCGTATCTGCGCCCCAGTAGCCATCTACCGTGAGCGTGCCGTCTCCGGCTGGCGCTGGAGCGTAGGCCGGTCGGATGACAGCGCAGATGTCGTCGTGGGCGCGTACTCGGCGGTAGACGCCTCCGCCGTTTGACTGCGAGCCCGCACCATTAGAGGTGTTGAATTCCACGGTATGGACGTATTCACCGACGCGGTAGTCGGCGAAGCCGGTGTGATCGGCGAGGCCGTCGCCGTCCCAGTCGAAGCAAAGGACGTCGCCCGGCTGGATATCGTAGAAGCCAATCAGACGACCGACTTGTGAAGCGTCGCGCACCATCCAAGGCACATAAGCGTACAAGCGTCCATCCCCGAGAAGGCTCGTGCCTGCCTGATCGAGGACCCATGACACACCCATCGCGCAGAAAGGCACGCCAGACGCGCCAAAGTAGCCTGAGCCAGTCTTTCCGGCATACCACCGCCCATATTTACTGCCTTCTTCCGGATCGTCCCAGCGGGTGTATCCGACTTGGGATCCTGCAATGTCCAAAACTTGAGTTGCATCTGCCATGTCAGTCCTCCTCGTTTCCAGTCTTCGGGTCTGCTGGGCCGTCGCCGAATTCGGGCATTTGACGGACGCGCGCCTCTTCGTTGTCGTGATCTAGCACTGTGTTCCTTCTTTCGATGGGATTAGAAAGTAATCGGATGGGATTGGGTCGGGAGGGATCAGAGAGGCTCGTCGACCGCTGGAGGCAAGGTCGACGGATCAGGAGCGCGAAGCGACGGATCCACGCGATCGAGAAGGAGGCCTCGAGAGCCTCCCGCGGCCTCGTACTCCTCGAAAAGGCTCTTAAGCTTTTCGGGAGACTCAGCGATCACCGATCGGCGGTGAATCTCGCGCTCGGCCAGCGTTTGCAGCTCAGCGAGATCACGATCTGTCAGAGTCGCGAGGTCGAGCGAAGCTTTTGTGATTGAGTCGATGAAATTAGCCATCTAGGTCCTCTCCCCTTATTTGGCGCGGATGATCTTCTGCACTGTGTAGTACGGCTGGAGCAGGCTCATCGACTGGCTCCCGCCGGTCTGGCCCGTCTCGGTATCCCCATTGGTCAGGCCGTCATTCGCTGCCGTCGCAATCCAGCTGCCGTTGGACTGATTGAGGGAGATGAACGACTGGCGGCCATTGCGCTTCTGACGGTCAAACCATGTGCGGTCATTGCCCGCGTGACGGTGGGCAGGCATCTCCGCGATCGTGATTTGGTGGCGCTTTTCGCCGCCTGTCTGACCGACCGACGAGAATTCTCCCGACCCGTCGGCCATAACTGAGACGCGGCCCCGAAGATCCGGGACACGGAACATATCGCCAAACCGATAGCGGCCACCCAAGACCTGCGCGAGCTGCGGGAACTGGACGACTGGATACGTCGATCCATCACAGAGCAGGTAATCCTCCGGAGCCGATGCCCCCGCATAATCGATGACCGTGCCCACGGGAACCGCGGGACTCGTCTGGACAGCTGCAGCGGATCCGGACGCGAGGACTAGAGCGCGTCGCGCGGCCAGTAAGACCGGGACGCGCTGGCCCTGGACTGGGGAGCCGACGACATCGATACTCGTCAGAGCTGCCGACTGGCCGTCGAGAATCACGGAGACCGGATTGACGGCTGAGATCGTCCCCCAGCGAAGGGACACTTTCTCTCCCGCGATCCCCGCGACCGCCTCAAGCTGCTCGGCTAGGAAGGTCGTGAGGTCTTCTACCAACGTCCTACCTCCTTAAGAGTCGTCGTCTGTAGGGCCGTCGGCTCGAGCTGAATTCGGGTCTCTTGGACCGTCGCGAGGACGCTCATACCGCCCGACCGATAGCCGACCAAATCATTAGGAGCCAGAGGCAGCGGGAGATGCTGGATCTCGATCTTCCCGACCGCTCCAGAAGCTGCTGCGAGGCGTCGCCTCGCAAGATCCGTGATCACCTGCTGATTAGCTGCCTCGACGCCGGTTTCGACTTTGGAGACCCAGCGGCCTCGCGCTTGATAGGACGCAGGAGAAGCAGGATCCCGATTCTCCGCATACCCCACGAATCCGGCCTTTTCACCGCTGCCCTGGGACACACAAATGTAACGATTGGGAATCGCTGCAAGATCTTGCTCACGGGTGAAATCCGCGAGGTGAATTGCGTTCTCACCCTCGACAAAATCCCAAACCTTCGCGCGCCGAAGCGGCTCCACGTAAGGCGACGCCTCGAAAGCCCCACCCGCGCCGACCGTGAGCGACCAGAATCCGATCGCCTGCAGGATGTCATTAATCGCGGTTAGCTTCGGAGTCCCCGCATCCCAAACCATCGACGACGTGAGCATCGGCCCACCATCAGCGATATTCACCGGAGACACATCTGTCAGGAGGTGACGGACATGAGCGAGAGGATGATTCGAGGGCACTGTCTGATAGGCAGCGACGAAAGCATCCCCATCGAGGAGCGATAGCTTCGAGATCAGCTCGACCTGCAGGCTCGATCCACTCTCGCTGAAAGACATCTTCGGCGAGGCGAAAAGGAAGACGCCCAAAGGCCAAGACTCCCCACTCGCGAGCTTGTAGACGATTTTGATGCGGTCTTTCGCCCAATCAATCTCCTGCCCTCGGTCGATGAGATTCAGCGTCCCCGATGTGCGCAGGCGCGAGCCCGCGCTCATCGACACCTCGCCTCCCTCGACTCCATCGAGACGACCCTTCTCGCGCTCGCTCGAGTCGAGCAAGATCACCTCGATCGAGGCTTGCCGATGGCCGGTGAGACTCACGCCTCCACCTCCTCAAGCTCAAGCGAGATCTTCCAGATGCCGCCGACGCTCCGAGGCGCCGAAATCGACGAGAGACTGCAGTAAATCCGACGACCGAGAGGGTCGCGATACAAGAAAGGAGCAGGCAGGACCGCGAGTTGCTCGAGCTTTTGCACGTGCGTCGCATATTCGGCATCTGTGAGGACTGCGCTGACCGCGATCGCCCGCTGCACAGCCGTACCAGTCACCTCGACACCGCGAGCGCGCCCCGCAAAGTGCTTGACCTCGCGATGTAGGAGGCTGGGTGTGACTGTTACTTCTGGCTCGTACTTGAAGCCGATGCAAGTACGGTATCCCGGGCCTCCGGAGATCCAGACTTGGCGACTGGCAGCGACCAGTGTGACTGTCGTTGACTCGGATGAGGGAGTGACGCTCGACGCGGTTACTCGGTAGAGCGTTTTCCCTCCAGAGGGAGCTTCCCGGTCTTGCACAGTGACGTCCGTCGGGAGATCAGAAGCGATCGTCTCCCATGTCTGCCCGTCGTCTTGAGAGCGGTCGACCTGATTGGAGACCGCAGCGACTGTCTTCCCCGCCTTGGGCGGAGGATTGGTGATGCCGATTGAGACGACTCCGGTGGAATCATCCCACTGAGCCGTGACCTTCGGCGCCTCGGGAGGCGCGTATCGGACTGTGCTCTTGCGAGTCGCCGGTTTGGATTCGAGGCCTTCGTCCGAGACCACGACGACCGACGTCGTGTACTCGTGGCCGTTGACTGCGCGCTCGGGGACCGTGTAGGAGCTGAGCGCGCCCTGGATGACTTGGTCAGCGACGACGCGATTCTCCGTCACGTCCGTGACTTGTATCCGCGCGAGAGTCTGCCGAGCAGCCGAAGGCTGATAATACGACCAGCGCACGACCAACTGACTCGTATCAATACGAGTCTCAGGAGAAAGAATCCCTGCGGTCGGTCGAGCAGCGATCAGGAAGCTTGAGACCGCGCTCCACGGAGACGCACCCGCTTCCTCCGTGGGCTTGTACATTCCCCATGTCCGCACTTGCCATTCGTAGGTGCCCTCGCCGAAGGCCGCGAGACTGTACTGCTGAGAGTCTCCGGAGACCGTATAGGTAGACCAGTCAGAAGTGCCTCGAGAGCGCAGACGAATCTGCGCTTTAGTCTGCGCTGTCGTGTCTTGCGTCGCGTGGATCCACTCGAGCACGCCCTCCCCCGCCGGGATCGTCGATCCCTGCGGCTTCAAGCCGCCCGGAGTACCGGGCACGGACAAGACATAGACGCTATTGGAGGTCTCGCTGTACGGGGAGACAAGTCCGCCGGGTCCGAGCTGACGAACGCGATACTGATGGGTAATCGATGGATTGAAAGACGAATGAGTCCATGACGTCGCGCCAGCGGGAGCTGTGCCGACTTTGGTTTCTCCGTCCCAGATCTCGACGCCCCACTGGTCACGGTATGGAGTGGTCTTCGTCCACGTGATGCGGATGGCTCCGCCAGTGATCTTCGAGGCTTTAACGTCTTTCGGCGCGCCCGGGGTCGAGTACAGATCGCCGGGAGCGGTCGTATTGGACGAGCCTGCTTTATTCTCGACCCAGCCAGATTCCGCCCCATCATTACGCCACGCATGGATGCGCCAGCGATACTGATCATTCGCAGGCACATTCTTATCGACCCAGCTGCGAGCCGATGCCGGGAGGTTAGCTAGGCGACGATACTGAGCAGTCGAGGCATCCCAGCGGTCGACGCCGAGCCAATCCGCCGGAGCATTAGGGTCGGTTGCCATGCCCCACGTGACGAGGACCGTGCCGTCCGCGCGCGACGCGGCTGTGAAATTCGATGGGGTCGGAGGATTACCCCAAGACTTGGCCGGGATATCCCAACCGACAGTGAGCTGCGGCGCGCCTCCATTCCAGATCGGGCCGATCGACGCAGAGAACTCAACGTGCCGACCATTCCCGTATTCTGTGCGGTAGGTTCGGCGCTCACGTGAGATCTCCTTCTCGTCGTATCCCCCGCGAGCCGACGAGAAGGAGAAATTTACGTCGCCGGAGACCTCACCCCAGCGATGGAGCACGTTGCTCCAGTTATGGCCGTAGCCATCAGCCTTGACGCGGTAGACGATCTCCAGCTCGATCGAGCCGGAGTTCGGATCCCCGTGCTGATAGATATCGATGCCGACCATCAGATAGCCAGAAGATCCGGACCACCACGTCATTTTTACTCCTTATATATAGGTATAAGTTGTTCGGGGATTAGCGGCTGACGCCGATACGCTCACGCAGCGACCCACGAGAGACGCTGCCGAGAGCATCGCCGGTTACTCCGTATGCCTCGACACGCATCCGCCCGACCAACTGATCATTCACGTCACGGACGACCAGCTCGCGAGCAGACTGCGTCTTGCCCAGAGTCCAGTCAGACATCATCGACGCCCGACTGTAAGCCCCCAAAGCACTGACTTGCCCTGCCTCGAGATCGCGAATCTGCGCCTGCCCCGCGGCCATCGTCTCCGCGATCGCAGCCTTAAAGAGATGCTGCTTCTGGAGCGCACCATCCGCGAGCGCCTCGACGATTGACTGGCCGGAGTAGAGTGTCCATCCCTTGCCGGAGAAAGGACCTTCTTTAGCGGGTGAGAAAGGCAGGAGGTTACGGATACCACTGAGCAGGTCGGAGACCGCGTTCTTGGCGCTCGAGAACATCGACTTGATACCGTCGATGAGGCCCGAGATAATCTTCTTGCCGGACTCGAAGAGCATCTGCGGGAAGCCCGCGACAGCGCTCATGATGCTCGAGCCGACTTGCGCGATCGCTCCGCCGATCTGCGGAATCTCCTGCACGATACCTGTCACGAGTCCGACGAGGATCTGAATACCCGCGCTAATGATCTTCGGGATATTCTGCACGAGGGTCGTGACGATTGTGACGATGATCTGGGGAAGCATCGCGATCAGCTGCGGGATCGCTTGCACGAGGCCGGTGATCACGCCGATCAGGAGCTGGATGCCCGCCTCGATAATCATCGGAAGATTCGCGAGGAGAGTGTCCACGACCGTCGTAATGATCGTCGGCAGTGCCTCGATCAGCATGGGGATCGCTTGGATCAGACCATTAATCAGCGCATTCAGCATCCCCACGCCTGCCTGAATGATCTGCGGCAACGCTTGCACCAAACCATTGATCACTGTCGTGATGATCTGGGGAAGCATCGCGATCAGCGCAGGCAGAGTCTGCAAGATACCGTCGATGATCGACTGAAGGAGCCGCGTGCCCATCTCAAGGATCCGCGGGAGGGCCTGCAGGAATCCGTCCATGAAAGTCTGGATGATCGTGGGAAGCGCCGCGATTAGGACGGGGAGTGCTGCGAAGATCCCGTCGACGAGGCCCTGCAGGAGCTGGAGGCCGGACGCGATCAGCATCGGAGCGTTCTCCACGAGAGCAGTCGTGATCGCTGTGATCATCTGAGCGACCGCAGGTAGGAGCACCGGGAGCGCGTCCGAGAGGCCCTTGACCAAGGCTGGGACGATCTTCCCGAAGGCATTCGACAGTTGAGGCATCGACTGAGTCACAGCGTTGATCACCATTGTGACGACATTCGTGCCGGTTGCGAGCGCCTCGGGCAAAGCTTGAGCGATCTTTTCACCATAGAGCGCGATCTGCCCTGGCAGCGCTTGTAAGGTCTGGCTGATCTGGCCGATCAGCTCGACTCCACCCTGCTGGACGATCGCACCGATACCAGCAAACGCAGCGGCAGCGAGGCCACCGAACGACAGGAATTTCAACATTCGACCGGGAGCGAAAAGCCCGCCGAGCTTGCCGAGCGACTGGCTGGCCTTCGGCGCGAGGCCCGACAGCTTCTCTCCGAATCCGTCAAAAGCAGCGCCAAGAGGCGCAAACGCTCCGCGCACACGCGCGCCGATCGGCGCGAGCGGACCGGTAATCTTCCCGCCGATTGACGACGCGACCCCACCGATCCGGGAGACCGCAGGTGCCATCCGCTCGGCGATGCCCTCAAAGCCACGGCCCACGAAAGACGCGGACTGCGAGACAGTGCCTTTAAGCACGCCCATGCCGGAGCTGAGCTTCCCATTAGCCGCGGAGAGTGCGCTGCCGAGGCGCGTGCCCCCAAACAGAGTGTCAAAGAATCCGTCGGATACGCCGGTCAGCTCAAAGCGAGCCGCCGAGACCCGCTTGGACATCTGTCCGAAAGCGCCAGTCACCTCACCGGGAAGATTCTTCAGCGAGGCGAGAGACTTGCCTGCTTCGGGCATCCCCTTTGCGAAATCGACCACAGACCCGGAGGCCTTACCCAGGGCACCATCAAGGCCTCCGAAGAAGCCCGCGATCTGCTGGAAATTCTTCAAGCCCGCGCCAGCAGCGAGCATCGCACCGAAGCCACCAGTGACGGCCTCGAGCTGACCCTTAAGGCTCTTAATGTTGGTCTCGCCGCTCTTGACTGAGTCGGCTAGACGCTGGATCCAGCCTGCAGCGCTCTGCGCTGCAGGAGCCAACTTCTCCCCCAGCTGAGGGACAAGACCATCCGCGACCGCGTTAATTAGCTCGGTCATCGGCTTCTTGACTTCTTTGAGAGAGCCGGTCAGCTCTTTATTCAGCGAGGCCTCGAGATTGCCCCACGCTCCCTCAAAAGTCGTGGCCGATTGAGCAGCCTTGATAGCGACTTCGTCGAAGCCGAGCTGCGTGATCGCCTTGTTGAAGTCCTCGGCTGAGATCTTCCCTTTAGCCATCGCATCGCGGAAATCACCTGTATATGCGCCCATATCTTTGAGGGCTTGCATGATCTTGCCCGCGCCACCGGGGATCGCGTTCGCGATCTGATTCCAGTCCTGCGTCATCAGACGCCCGGCAGCGTTGACCTGAACCATCGCGTAACCGAAGGCAGCGAATTCATTTTTGCCGCCGCCAGCTGCCGCGGTCAGGTTACCCGCCGCCTCGGCCAATTTATCGAAGCCCTTGACCCCGTTAGCGGCCAGCTTCGACGTCATCGACTGGATGTCTTGCAGGTCGTAGATCGTCTTGTCAGCGTAGGTCTGCGCTGCGGCAGTCAGATCCTTAATTTTGCCCGGATCAACGCCAGCAAATTTCAAGGTGTTTTGGAATTTGTCGGTAGCGTCCGAGGCCTTGATAGCCTCCGGAATATACGCTCCGAGAGCTGCGCCGATTCCGCCGACGGCTGCAGCAGTGGCACCGAGGCCGATCTTCCCGATCGTCTCAATAGCACCACCAATACCGCGAGTCAGGGACTCGCCGAGACGCGAGCCCCACGAAGAGGTGGATCCAGTGACGTCAACGCCGCCGAGTTCCTTCGCGATTTCACGCTTCATGCCGTTGAATGAAGGGACGACGTTAAGCCATGCGCTTCCGAGGTCTGCTCCGGCTTCTGCCACTGGGATCCACCCTCTCTGTATTTAGATTTTCACTGTGTCTCTTCCGGATCGATCGCGGTTCGCGGGAGAGACAGATAGGCGTCGATGGCCTCCGGAGAGACTTCCTCGATTTCCGCAGATTCTTTCCGCGCGCCAACGTGTGGGCGCGGGATCGGTTTCGGCGCGTTCTTGCCCTTCGCGGCATCCTTGGTCTTCGACCACAAGAGCGTCATCAAGACGTCTGCTTGATGGGCTTCGAGGTGCTCTGAGACCCCCCATTCCCAATCTGGGTTGGCCGCGCGGTATGTCCACGATTCAGGCTGGCGAGCGATGACGCCCGCCAGCCTGACCGCAGTGCCGTAGTCGAAAGCCCTCCAAGACTTCTGGAAATAGCGGATGAAATCCGCCTCCAGCTCATCCGGATAGTTGAGGACTAGTCCTGCGAAGACGGCGATTTTGGGGCAACAGCCTGCATCGCCTTCATGAAGAATTCTTGCGCTGCCTCGATTGAGACTCGACCATCTTTATTTCGCAGGGCGTCATAGATCTCGTCGCGCTTCTTCTTAGAGCCTCCGGCCAGCCGGAGCATGACCTTCGGGAAGACGAGCGGATTCCCGTCTTGGATCTCGCTGAGCTGCTCGAGAAGCTCCATGTCGTCGAATTGCTGAGGACCGAGATTGAGCTTGACGCCCTTGATCGTGTGTACTGCCATTGTGTGTACGTCTTTCTGTGTGCGGGGGATTAATCAGAAATGATGTGTGCTGGATCAGGCCGGAAGACCGCCGCCGGAGACCGACGCGATGTACTCGCGCGCAGTGGATCCGTCGATCGCAGCCGACGGATACGCGGTGATCGTGGTTTCGTAGCCGACTGCCTCGCCTGCCTTGTAGACGACGTCGCCGACCTCGGTAACCTGACCGTCGGGGATCACAATTCGCTTGACATAGCCGCCTGCCATAATCATCTCGATCACGAAGACACGGTGAGGCATGTCCTTAGCATTGTGGTCAACGGTCACGAGCTTATTGCCCGAAGTAACCTTCACGTTCTCCTGGCCGTAGACCTCCTTGAGCACATCCGGGTCGAGCGACTGGATGAAAGTCATCTGGAAAGTCTCCTTGCGACCGGTGCCGACGGAAAGAACGGTGTCGCCGCCCCAGTCCTTGATATCCTCGACGTCCTTTTCGTTGCCATTTGTCAGACCGTCCTCGGAGACATATCCGAGCTTCACGAAAGCCGCGTTCAGCGCTGCTGCTGCATCGGCAGGGATCGCAGTGCCGAGAGGAGCAGACGAAACTGCCCCTCCCTTCTGGGGCTTCGCTGTGGTGACGAGTCCTGCTGTTTGCTGTGCCATTTGATGGGTTCCTTTCTAAAAGGGGAAAACTGTGTGCGTGTGCGGAGAGATAGGGGGATCAGAGTTCGTCCCAAGCATTGCCCCAACCAGGCGGAGGAGGCGGAGGAGGCGGAGCTTCGGACACCGGCTGACTGGTGTTGTAGATGACTGCGTGGACCGTGAGCTGGAATCGCTGGCTCCGGCTGTCTGGGTCCGCGAAATCGTAAAGCGAATCGACTCTTGCATCCGCGACAGCTGGATCCGAAAGCGGCCAGTCGTCGATCACGCGCGCCAGAGTCGACGCGATCCCCGCGGCATCGGCTTTCGTCGGTGCCCACGCCTGCACCGCGAATGTCGGCGAGTCTGCGAAAGCGTCGATCGTTCCGCCTGTGCGCTCGATCGTCACGAAAGAATCGTCGCGAGTCGAAGGCACTTGCGCATACACCTTGTAGGAGGTCTCTTTGTCGAGCATCTTCCTGAGTCGCTCAGTAGAGTCCATTTACAGCCTCCCTGCTCCGGTCGCCTTCAGGAGAGTGTTCTCTTTTCGGTTGCGGCGTCGTGCCTCGAAAGTCTTCGCTTTAACGACCCCGTGAGGCCGCCGTTTGCCTTGCTTGAGATCGAACTCGAAGCCCGGGCCTGCTGCCCGGGCGATCGCTTCTCCAGCGCGGACGACTGCGGGAGTCGCGAGCTCGCGCAGAGCAGCGTTATTCAGCTCGATCTTCACCTGATTGCCCACAGCCTCACCCCTCTACGAGACGAACCGTGACCGGGCGATTCCAGTCGCCCGGGACGTTCTGATCCGAATAAGCCTGCGGGTCGCCGATGACTTCCCACGTCTTTCCGCGCACGACGATTCGCATGCCGCGTAGAGACTCGGTGAAAGTCTTCGGGAAATGAAGAGCCAAGAGCGTCGAATCTCCGTCGGGATGCATCCCCGGCTCAAGATCCGATGTGCCAGCCGGTGCGACCAAAACGTTCTCGACGGTGCCTTTGAACCGCCAATCCGTGCGCGGTACTCCATAGGAATCCGCTGCCCCTTCGACCGGCTTATATACCGTTACTTTCTCGCCCTGGATCATCGCTTCCCACCGATCGTGTGAACAGAGACGAAGCGGCTCGCGTGAATTCCGAGGCGCTTTCGGTGGAGCCGCGTGAAAGACAAGCTGCCCGCCGGGCTGGAAAGCGTATAAGACTGCGAATAAGGCCCGCCCGTCATAGTCGCCTGCGTGACGCCCGGGAGGACGCCTCCTGCCTGCTGGCGCGCTGAATAATTCACCATGTCGCAGACGACGTCCGTGAGAGTATCGGCGCGGATCTTGCCCGCAGCGCGCTCGGCGTAGACATCGATTCCCGCGTAAGCCAGCTCGTCGCGCACGATGCGAGAAGCTCGCTGAAGCTGCGCGGTGATCGTCTGCCGATCCGACGCGGGGACCGCGCCGTACATCGCTTCGTAGTCGGCGAGGGAGGCAAACGCCTCCGAAGAATTGGTCTCTGGATTAGGCATCTGCCTCCCCCTCCTATCTACTAGCCCTCAACCGGAACCGAATCCGCGAGCGCGATGCCGTAGTCGTCGCCGAGTTCGTCGATGACGATTTGTGCGGTTGCCTCGTCGGTTTCGGCGATGCCGCCGTGGAATTCGACGCGCGGGAAAGTGACGAGGAGTTCCGGGTGGTCCGGGCAGGTGAGTGTGGTCATTGGTGCCTTCTTAGCCATGTGATGTGTTCCTTTCTCAGCCCTGAGCCACGGTGAGGACGCCGTGCGCCTTCTCATTGCCGTAGATCAGACCCGTCTCGCAGTACAGCTGCACCTTGTCCGCGGAGCCGGTCTTTGCCAGAGGCTCTGCGAAGACGTGGCCCTTGCCCGGGACCTCGAGGAAGGCAGGCTTCAGCTGCTCGAGCGAGGCGACGACAAGCTTGTCAACCGGCATGTAGCGGTTCAGCATGATGTTGCATGCGCCGAAATCGGTCTCGATCGTCTGGAGGTTGACTCCGCCGACGGTGCGATCGGACTGACGGAAATTCGCGTCCTTGATGAAGATTCGCGAAAGCGCGCGCTTCAAAGTCGCGTTGACGATGATGGTGCGAGTCTCGGACTCCTGAATACCTCCAGCAGCCCACACCTTCTGCATGAGGTCAAGGACTTCGTCCTCGGTGAGCTGCGAGGCCTTGTGAGTCGAGGTCGCGGTATTGGTGGTGACCGCAGAGATCAAGCCGCGAGTCTTGCGAGGAGTGGCGTTGGTGGTGGGCTGCGCGAAGACGCCGGTCAAGAAAGACTTTTCGATGTCGCGAGCGATCTCCTTGAGCTTCTGCTCGACCTGCCAAGCAAGCTCATCTGCGGGCATGGTGCCCGCGGTGACCTGAGTTGCGCCAGTGCCGGATCCAACCTGACGAGTGGCGCCGAGCTTGGTGTAAGACACCGCGACAGCTTCCTGATGAATCTCGAGGACGTTGGAGGCTGAGAAGCGAGCGCGCGCTTCGAGAGCGGTGGCGTCGGCGCCTTCGGTGCGCTGACGAGTAGCGTCTGCATCGCGCAGATCGTAGCCTTCCCACGTGAAGACTGTGGAGCCGACTGATTCGCCGCCGGTGAGTCCGCCGATCGCGGAAAGCAGCGGAGTGTCCTCGGGAGAAGCCGAGAAGAGTTCGCCGACGTAGTTCGGGCAATTGTAAGTGGTTGCCATTTCGGAAATGGTTGCCATGAAAGGAATCTCCAATCAAAGAGAGAGTGTGTTGATGGTTGGTTAGGAGCGTCCCAATTGAGCGAGCTTGATCGCCTTCAAGCGGGACGATTCCTTGAAATCTCCGGCCTTCTGCGCGGCAAGAATCTGATCGTCGATCGACAGATTCGCCGGACGCGCAGGGAAAGCCCCTGCGCCGGAGTCTGAGAGCTTCGGAACCACAGGCGCGGCTTCTCCGCGCCATTCTGCGAGGCGCTTCGCGTACTCTGCGATTTCCTCGTCGGTATCCCCGCGGATCAGATCAGCTGGGACGCCGTATTCGGAAGCAGCTGCTGCGATCTTTTCTGCGCGCTCGGCAGCGCGCTGACGTTCAGCGACTTCAGTGCGGAGACCCTCGATCGTCGCGTCCTTGTCGGAGATTGCGGCCATCAAAGACTCGACCTGCTTACGATCGGCCTTGGCTCGGCGCTCCCACTGGCGAGCGTGAGCCTTCCAGCCTTCTTCTGGAGCTTCGTCGGCGTCGTCTGTCTGCGTGTCTGCCGAGGCCTCGGCCTCGGCCTTTGCAGCGGTTTCCGAAGAGTCGGTCGCCTGCGTAGATTCAGCGGCGTCGGCAGCTGCCTGCGCAGCTTCGACAGTCTTTTCATCAGCAGGCCCCTGTGCGGTGGTTCCTACGAACATTAGTGGTTTCCTTCCATGCGGATGGGATTATTAGGTGTGCCCGCGTCTATGCAGAAGCGGGAAGACTAGGAGCAGCCGCGAGCGCTCGGGCTGCGGTGATGGTGCCGCGTGTTTTTCCGACCTCGACTTCGACCTGCACGGTCACGTCGTTGACGCGCTTGGTCAGCGTCAGGGTCTTGCCGGTTTTTTCGATCGCGGTTGGCTGGAGCCAAGCCAGCGTGACGGCCCTGTCGATGTCGGTGACTTTCCAGTCTGCGGGGAAAAGCCCCGTCCCGGTCTTGAGCCAAGGTTTCTGCTTGGCTCGTATGCCTTCCGGCCCGACCTTGAGTCGCTTCCCGCCGACGAGATACGTGCCCCGCGCGGAATCGATCAAGCTTGTCTTGACGCCGTCATTCGTCGCGTCAGGGAAAAGAGCGCGAATCTGAGCCGCGAGCATGTGGGGATCACTGTCGAAGCGTGCGAGCCCTAGATCGTAGAGGCTTTTTCGCGCGGCCTTGTACATGGCCTCGAATTCGCTCGGATCGTATCCATGAATGATCGGCTTATCCGACCAAGACGGCACGATCTGGCAATCGCAGTCGGCGTGGGAGCGCGTGAATTGAGCGGTCTCTTCGCTCTTATAAACGAATCCTCGGCCCGCCCACATGAGACACCAAGCGCAGGTCGTTGCGCCCGCAGGGACGCGGGCATATAGCGGTTTCGCCGGATCGTGGTACGCGGCATGGAGGCCGGTTTCGCGCGCGGCTGAGGTGACGAGTTGCTTGGCTCGGCGCTGGAGGATCCCGACGGCTGCGAGGCGTCCGCGCTGCGCGATCGCCGATACAGCCTCCTCGACGACCTTGCTAGTCCTCGAGTAGTCGATCAGCTCGCCGGGCATCTCCGGGGAATAAGCTTTCTTGATGCCTGCAGCCGCTCGCGCGTCCTCATACCATTCCAGCGTCGCGGATGCCGCGAGTTGCGCCTGCTCTTCGACGAGCCGCGGGAAAAGCTCGTCGAGGACGTCGCGCAGCGTGTCCTCGTCTAGGCCGTCGAGACTTTCCCACAGATCTGCGACGCGACTAGCAGCGAGGCGTGAGGCGTTGTGGTTCGCGTCCGCGAGCTTCTGCACGTCGAGAATGTCCACAGCGCCTCACCCCTTCTTTACTTGTCTTCGAGGGTCTTCGTATCGGCTTCGGGAAGACGAAGCGATACAGGGACAGCGCCGGTGAGTTTCACACCGGGGATCCCGAGGACCTCGAGAGCCGAATTCGGATCGACCCCGGCTCGCACCGCGACGCCGAGAGCATCGAAAGCCGACTTAGCCTGCTCAGTGGTTAGTGCCCCCCCGAGACGGGAGCAGGAGCCTCGACCGCGGGAGCATCGCTTGCTTGTGCAGGCCGCGAGGACTGCAAGCGCTCGAGCAGTCCCGAGGCCTCAGCACGTCGCTTGTCCGACATGAGGCGCGCGATCTGAGAAGAGCTGTAACCCAGCTCCTCGAGGATCACCGGGGAAGATGCGAGCCACGGCATCGCGGCCACTTGCTTCACGATCGCGTCGGACTGGGAGACGATCGACGGATGAGCAGGATCGCCCCAGCGCGTCGCAAGCGTGCGGATACCATCCGGTGCCTCGTCGAGGCCGTCGCGCAGCATCACAGCGTGCATATAAATACGGTTGAGCGCGCCGTCGTAGACGCGCTGCGCATTCTTGGCCTTAATGACCAGCTCTTCCTTGGCCGCGTACAAAGCCTCCGCGGAGGATGGATTGTCTTGCACGACGCCAAGCGAGGAGACCGGCAGGCAGGAGACGCCCGCGAGTTCAGTCGCCAAAGCGCGCATCTGCTCGGTGAAAGGCTGCGAAGACTGCTGAGGCAAGACAGTCACCTTCGGGCCTTCCGGTTCCTCGCCGTTGGAGATGGTCTTGACGGTTCCGAGCTTCCAGTCCCACGACCGCAGATCATCGATCAGGTCGGAGTCGACGCCGGAGAGAAGGATTCCCGGAGCCGTGAAAAGCTCAGTCGCCAATTCTTCCCGGAGCACTGTGCGCATCGCTCGCTGCGTGATGCTCATGACATCGCGCGAGATCCGCGAGCGCCCCATCGGTCGATCGAGAGAAGGCTCGAAAGGCAGAGCCTCCATCATTGGCGCGCCGATGCCATGCAGCTCGGCGTGCACAACTTCCCAATGGCCCGCCGGGAAGGGCACGATGACGTATGTCGAGTCGACGGTATAAAGCGTCATCCGCGTCGGGCGTCCAGCGTCGTCGACGTCATCGATCGTCAGACCGTAGGAGAGACGACGTCGGACACGATCCCAGAGTCCCGTCGCCCAGTCCGCCGAGTGCCCCTGAATGATCACGGGAGGCTCTCCCGGCCCCACGCCCTGGCGTAGGGTCAGGAAAGCGACGGAGTGCGTGAGGCTGGAGGGAATCGTCTGGGCAATCTCGAGATCGAAGCTTGTCTCGGCCAAGAGATCATTGATCCCGAAAGGATTTTCTTCACCGCCTGCAGCGGTGACGCCGTCCCAGATGAGGAGATCTGAGAGGCCGAAGACGACCTTGCGAGGCCATCCGATGACCGCGCCGAGCTGTTCGACCATGTCGTCGGGCACCGCTATGTTGAGGTTGTCGGGACGGACGATGCCGTCGAGATATGCCTGTCGGAGTCGGTTTCGAGGTTGCTTGACGCGCCAAAGCTCGATCAGCTGGCCGAGAGCTTCGAGTTCCGGTCCCGTGAGCCCTAGAACGTTGGGTGTGGGGAAAGCGACGGGAGTCGCGATCATGAATTTCTTCGCGGTCAAAGTGCCCTCGCTTTCTTACCGGGTCGACGTTTTGTTGTCTTTGCTGCTAGGACGGCTGCAGATGCTGCCTCGAGAGGTGTGTCGTCGCCGTCTGGAGTGGATGCTTCCCAGCCCCACGAGCCATCGCGCGAACGAATCTTCTTATCGCACACGGCCACTGAGCTGTTGAGAGCGTCTTCTGGGTCGCCCTCGGGATGCGTGATCCGGCCATCTCGCAGGCCCTCGAAGAGCAGCGAGCAAGACTGGAAATACTCTTTGGTGGTCATGATGTGGACGAGTCGTTTCGAGACGCCTCGAGCCTCCAAAGCATCCGCCAAGGCAAGCGCTCCGGAGCCGCCGACAATGTTGATTTGCGCGGCCCGATCTTTGCGATCGGCGAGCCACGAGGCCACAGCTGATACGCCGTCATCTGTTGCCCCGGTAAACGTATCGATCACGTTGATATGGAATTTTGTGTCGAGGCCCTTGCCGGTTTTGAGTGCTCCTGCGAGGGCCTGTCGCTTACCGTCCGCGCTGAAAGCCACAGCGAAACTGCGGATGCCATCTGCCGGAGCGTCAGCTGTGGACGCTGTCCACGTTGTCGGGTCGATCGCGCGCGACGCGCCCGCGTGCGCAGGCCACATGCCCAAACGCTCGCGAGCAAAGCCCTCATCGCTTAGGGTCTGGCGTTCAAGCTCGATGAAAGCCTTCTTGATGCGGCCTGCAACGAAGCCGGGATTCGTCGCCTTCCACAGCTCGACATCGTCCAGATTTACCGGAGCATCCGGGTCGGGACTCCATTCATGCCAGCACATCGCGCCGGGATGATCCGATAAAGCTTGGTCTCGGATGCGCGCGAAAATCGCACCATTCGCATTAGGTCCGGGGACAGTACCTGTGTAGATGACCTGCGAATTTCCAAGGTGACCGGCAGAGCCGGTCGACGTCAAAGCTTCGAGCGCGTCTTCCGTCAGCTCCTGCGCCTCGTCAAGGACGATGAGGTCTGCAGTAAAACCACGACCAGACGACTTGGACCGGGCAATGACTCGGAGGCTTCCCCCGTGCCAGCCCTTCTCCGGATCATTCTTCAAGATGATCGCTTCTTGCCCGTTGACGTTGCGCACCTGCTCAACCATCGCGTTCAACTCGGGATACCGGGCATTCTCATCGTTGGCTTTGACGCCGAAAAATTCTTTGAAGCGCCGGTAGTGGGCTTGAGCTGTCTTGACCTCGTGAGCCGAGTGGAGAATATTTTCGCCGAGCAAGACGAGGCCGAACAATTCGCGCATCTCAAGGAGCGCGTTCTTCCCGTTTTGACGAGACAGCGACAGGCCAGCGATCGGATGTTTCCATTCGTCGCGCCCATTGGCTGCAAGCCAATCCTCGAGGACGAGATCCTGCCAAGCGTCAGGCGTCAATCCGAATTGCGAGGCGAAATCCCCCGCGAGTTGCCCGAAGCTTTTAGCCCGACGATCGGCGGCGACGCGGAGACGCGGATCCTGATCGCTGTTTCGCCAACCGTTCTTGGAAGTTGACAACAGCGCTGCCCCCCTCCACTGCTTCCGCCTCTACCTTTGGTTTCTGCACTCCAGCAATGTCGGTGATGAGCGCCCTGGCCTCACGAACCAAAGGCGCACGCTGGCCCGCGTCGGCATACTCGATCGATACGAGGGTTGTTTCGAGGAGGCGAAGGCGCGCCTCTTGAGGGTCGAAAGCTGGCTTAGAGTCTTCAGTCTTTTTCTTCTTCGCCAACGCCAAACACCCCCAAAACCCAATAAATAAGCCAAAAGGCCGCGAGCGCTAACCTGAGATACCCCGCAGACGCCCCACGCGACCACGTCCCGACCGTTCAGACCCCTCGAGCGGTTTTCGAGGTCAAGGCCCGAAATAACGGGGGGGTATCTCGCTATACCTCGTGGGCGCTAGTCCAAGGTGGGGGGAGGGGGTGGCGCCCCTAAAACCGCGGAATTGCAACGTTTCCAACAAGGCCGTTTTCGGCGAAAAGCCCTAAAAAGGCTCGAAATTGATTACCAATCGACATCAACCGACGATCGTCGCGGCTCGGACAGCTTCGGCGTGACGTTGGATCCGCGCGATTGGTTGCATCGGCGACAGATAACGCGGCCATTATCGAGCGTGTTCTTGCCGCCCCAGCGGACGGGGAGAATGTGATCAGGCTCGGCAGAGTTTGGAAGCCGTGTGTGTTCGTAGTCGAGAAGGCAGTGACAGAAAGGGCAGTGAGTGATGCCTTTGTTCTTGCCCTCGGTCAGGACCCGCTTCCGCCAGTGGAAGTATTGAGCTGTCCCCGTGCGCGACATCCCCGGCCCTCCCGTCGCTTGTCGGAAGGCTTGCGGCTTCGATAGTGTGGCTTGCGAGCCCGCGCGTCGGCGGGCGTCTAACGCAGCGTCACCCCCCGGGGTATTGTTTCTAAGACCCCTACCCAAAGACCCTCCCCCCATATATATGGAGGGACCCCCGGAGGGTATGAGAAAAGGTCGTCTCGTTATCTCTCGAGACGACCCTTCCACAGCTGTAACGCTACCCTATCAAACTAGCGCGGTGCATCAGGTTTGTCAATCCTTAAACGCGCCAATTTCCACGCTGCTCGCGCTAAATCCACACTGAGCGCCCCAACCGCTAAACCTGCCTGAGCGATCGCATCAGTCATCGCATCAATACCGTCGCGGATCCTCTCCAGCCCCGCGTCGCAAACGTCAGCGACGAGATCAATGAGATCATCCATATGATCCCAAAAGCGGAACCACGCCTCCGCGAACGCCCTGCCCATCCGCATAAAGAGCTTGAAATTAGCCTTCAACCCAGCTCACCTGCCTCACAAACCGACTCAAGGACCAATTCTGTTCCGCGCAGATTAAAAGACCCCTCCCCGACTCTCTTCTTCGGAGGCGCAAGAATATGAAACAGCGGTTTCCCATCGCGGCTAACCAAAGACTCTAAAAACTTGACCCAGCCGCCCGGGCCAGCAAACTGCTCGATGTCTGAACTCACTCCTCATCGCCTCCCCTCAGAACATCCTCAACGAGCGCGAACGCTTCTCGTACTTGCCCCGACGCGCTGCGCAAACGCAGCGATACCCTCTCCGGGCAAAGGTGCGCGTCCTCCCAAGGGATCAGCTCCTTAGAATTCTCCAAAGTATCCAAAGCCTCACGAAGCGCCTCGCGAAGTTCCGCCCAAGCTGTCATATCTACCATGTCTTCACAACCTTCTGGAATCTCTTAAACTCTCGCGGTTCCACGCGCTCCACGCGCCGCGCCTCATACCGCACAGCCATCTCAAACGCCCACAGCTGATCCAAGAGATCAAGCGCGCGGCCACGGACCATCGGCCCCTCCCAAAAATGCTCGACTACATACCCGCCCGGATGCTCCACCGCATAAGAAAACCGCAGCGGAATAATCGGCCCCTGCTCCTGCAGAAGATCACGCTCCCCGTACTCCACCTCAGCGACCCCTTTCCAAAGAAGCCTCGATAACCGACCGCGGAGTAAAAAGCTCCTTCCCGGTCGAGGTCTCCGCGCTCGCGGCTAGGTGCCCACGCTTTACCCACGAACGAACGGTCTCGATTTTTAGAAAAACTCCGTACAATCGGCAGGCGAGGACTGCCTCGCCGAGAGAGACAGGGACGTCGTAGAGAGCTTCGAGGCATCGATCCCGGCCCTCGCTTGTGTCGACCTGTGTCCCGCAGGATGGGCATCGGCTCGAGAGCTTCGCGGTCGGTACGGAGTAGAAGAGCAGGCATGCACCGCATCGGATCATGATCTTCTCTGTCGGCGACGGCTTCGAGATCAGATACTCGAGCCGGTCGAGCACGTAGATGATCTCGTCGATGCAAGCAGGAGCATCTCCCCAGCGTGCAAACTTTCCTTCTTGGCAGGCGAAGATCCGTGCGATGAAAGTCCAATCCCCTGCTAGGAAGATTCGAGGAGACTCTCCCGACAGATGCGTCAACCATTCGACTGCCCACGTGTTGATCGCGTCGGTCATCTCTGCCGCTTCGTCAAGAAGAGCGAGATTAATCGGCGCTTTGGGCATACAGGCTTGAGTGCACCCGCCTTCTCCCCGAGCTGCGGCGATCGCGTAATCGACATCAGCCATGAGGGACGGGAGTGTCTTGATGTATGTGTGGAATTTATTGACTGCTCCCCTGCTCACCGATTGCCCTGGCTGCAGAGGCTCTCCTGTAATTGGACAGAATTCACCCATGAGGTCACTTCCTCTTACGTCTGCGTCTTGACTTGCCCTGTGGGGAAGACGGTGCTTCCCCTACCCTGTCTCTGCCCTGCCCGGTTCCTGCCCGGTTCCTACCCGGTTCCTGCCCGGCCCTGTCTCTATCCGACCCGACCCGACCCGACCCGAGAGAATTCGCTTTGATACCCCTCGTGCGAGGACTGGA